TTATTTCTCCGTTTTGTGTGAATCCGTATATCACGGCATATATTAGCAACTCGTTGCCTTTAAGCCCCAGGCGCGTGATCATCCACCCCTGGATGACCACATAGTTACTGTCCCTGATGACTGACGATGCAGTCCTCACTTTTGATGTCATAATGTCCTCCTTTTGCCTTATATAATCCCGATGCGGCACGGCTCAAAGCGTCGAGGGTGTAAGTCTCAGCCCGGACGTCGGATGCAGCCGGGGCAGCAGTCGTCGGTGCAGCCGGCTGAGCAGGGGTGGGTGCGGCAGTGACGGTAGTTGATGCAGCCTGCGCAGGTGTCGTAGGCTGCATCAACTTCCTTCCCCTCATCGGTTTGGGTGCTGCACCGGTGACAGCCGGTCTCAGCCCTCTTGTCGAGTGCATCCGCCAAGTATGCCGTCATAATGTCCTCCTTTTGCCTTATGTAGTCCCGATGCGGCGATGACCGTAAGGTTATCCTTTCGTCTTTTTTGTGCGCCAACACCTGCCGCACCGGGAATCTATCTGCCGCCATGCAGCAGCGATAGCAAATTAATAATTGCCTTTGTTTTTAATCGTGTAGTATCTGCACGAATCGCAGAGCCGTGTTGCACCCTCGCTGCAGCCATGCCGCTGCGCTTGCGGGCATCTCTTGATGCGCTCATCCGGCACAAACTGCGGGCAGCGTATCACGCGGTAACTCAACTCGATGTGCTTCCCGCCGCCGGTACCCACAGTCACGGGCGCAGGGAGCGCGATCCACCCCGGCACCGGTCGGAAGCTTCGGCTCCACTCGCACCGCTGCGCGACAGGTCCGGCTGCCCGCTGGCAGTTCCAGCAGAGCGTAGGAACATCTTTTGTCTTTGTTCGCGCTCCGCCGGATTTTTTACTCATTTTTCAAAACCTCGTTGATGACGTTCAGCAGATCGGCGACTGCCACCATATCTATCGGGGTCGCAGAGTCCAGCTTGCGCTGCATCAGGCGCTCGAGCGCACACATGATCCTGTCGTCAACGCATTCGCGATTGCCGCTGTGGTCAACCGCTTTGCGGTCCCGCAGCCTGTATACACCATAAAACCGTTCTCCGCCAATGTAGTTACAGGTCACTCTCCATTCGCTTTTCATTTCGTCCTCCTCCGTCCCTCTTTTGCGCCCATTCCGAGCCACAGCCCGATGATGAGGCCGGGCAGAAAAAAACTGAAAAAACAGCCGAAATAATTCATTTTATGCCTCCGTTGTACTTGCCTTTGCTTCGTTGTCATACTTCAAAAGGGCTTCAATGCGGTCAGCAAGCTCGATCGCAAGATCGTGCTCGATGCAGCCCGGAAAAATGTCGCAAAGCGGACAGCCTTCGCAGGATCCGCCTCCGGCTGAGTAGCAGTATCGCGCTGCGTCAACCAGTGTCCGCGTTGTTATGCGGGCATATATATTACACCTACTCATGCTTTTCATCCTCCGCTTCCGCGCTTCCGTCGGCGATAGGCACCGCGACGATTTTATCGTCAAAATATATCATCTGCTCGCAATACAAAAATCTGTCGGTCCAGTCTGCAAACTGCCGCGGGGTCAGGCTTGTAAAATCCTCGCCGGCAGTGCCGACGACCATAAACGTACCGTGTATGACATCCTGCACTTTGCTTCTGCTGTCGCGCAAAGCGCGGTTTGCCGGCAGGCCGACAAGTTTGCCTGCTTCGTTGCAAACTATTACGGCATCATCGTTTAAGAGCCCGTCATGGACCACCTGGATGTAGCCGCCGACGATGTCCTGCATAGAATGCAATTTAGGGCAGATGGTCGCACCGTACGGACGGAAGTACGGCTTCACGATCAGCACCTGTATAGGCTGATCCGTGCACTCATTTACGCAGTGTGAGCACGGCGCGAACAAACGTTTTTTCGTTGCAAGTTTCTTTTCCATGTTTTACCTCTCGTTTTATTTATTTATGGGTATGCCCTGCGCCGTACCGCCACGCATGGCGGCACGGATAAGGAGGTCCCGAACATCGAACGTGTGTAGTAATACACGGCGCAGGGCACAGCTTTTTAGTCATCCACCCCGCAAAAACGCAGGAAAGGCACGCGCGGGATTTTTACGCGTCTGCCGACAACGCAGACCGGAAAACCCAGGGCCTCCGGCGCTTGCCGCGCTGTCTCGCGCAAGTAGAGCGGATCGGCCTTAAGGATCGGCGCGATATCCGCTACCGTAACAAAAATCCTGTCGTCATTTTTTATGACGTCAAGTTGCGATGCCGCTGTCACTGCGTATCACCTCCGATTTTTGAAATATAGTCGTTAAGAATCTGTTCGCTTTTGGCAAGCACACGGTCCGGCTGCGGGCCTGTCCGACTGCCGCGCAAGATGTTGCACAGTACCGTATGCGGCACGGGCTCGCCGGCCTCTTCCAGTCGGCGGCGCAGCCACGCTGTGGACAGCACCAGCTCGACCAATTTCATTTTTATCTCCGTTCCTGTCATTTTTTCTCCCTTTTCTTCGCTTTTTGCATTGTCAATTCTTGACATTATCGCGCCGGACTGGTATAATAAGGTTGCCACACCGTATAAATTTTGTCGGGCGTTTTGCCTGTCAAAATCTGACATCGTTATTATACTATAGGATTCCCTATAATGCAAGCGTTTTTATAGCGATTCCTATAATATATTTTGGAGGCAAAAATGGACACGACACGAATAATAAATTTGACAAAACAACAAGGGAAAACTCTTGTTTATATCTGCAAACTTATCGGCAGAGCAGGAAATTACTT